CCGCCACGTTAGTAGAACCTGTAGTATTCGCATCTAATGAGTTAAAACCAACAGCAGTATTTTCTTGTCCTGTGGTGTTTGCAACAAGCGCCGAAGAACCAACCGCTGTGCTACTATTGCCATTGGTTACAAGAAGTGCATTACTACCAACAGCGGTATTGTTGGAGCCTGTAGTGAGCGCACCAAGAGCATCAACACCAATTGCTACGTTGCTTCCACCAGTAGTGTTGGCATCTAAAGCGTTAAAACCTACGGCGGTGTTATTTGTTCCTGAAGTGTTTGCAAAAAGAACAGAATGACCTACCGCAGTGTTTTGAGTACCTGTATTGCTGTAAAGCGCATAACCACCGATAGCCACAGTATTAGCGGCTGTATTATTTCTAAGTGTTGCCTCACCAACTGCAACACTACCGTTGGCTGTAGTATTTGCAAATAATGCTTCAAAGCCGATGGCTACATTCGACGAACCAGTAGTGTTTGCACCAAGAGCATCACTGCCCATTGCAGTGTTATTTGTGCTAGTAGTATTAGCATCTAACGATTTAAATCCAACAGCGGTGTTATTGTTTCCGCTAGTTGTCAGCAAACCAGATTGATAACCGACCCAAGTGTTGTTTACACCTGTCGTGGCGTTACCCGCTTGATAGCCCAACGAAGTCTCAAATGGAGATGCAGAGTCTGTAACGCCTAACAAGCCTGCCGCCATAGCAGCACTTGTCCAAGTCGTACCGTTCGATGTCAGCACGTTGCCCGTGGTGCTTGGCGCTACAAAGGTGGGTGCTGATGTGCCGTTGCCCAAGATGACGTTGTTGGCTGTAAGCGTGGTCAGGCTTGTGCCGCCGTTAGCTACGGGCAGTGTGCCTGTAACACCAGCGGTCAAGCTGACGTTGGTGATCGTGTTGTTGCTGCCGTTGATCGTCTTGTTTGTCAGTGTAGCTGTTGCAGCATTCTTAGTAGCATCAGATGTATTATCTACGTTACCAAGACCAACGTCACCTTTGACAATTCCTGTAGGTGTGTTAATAACAGGTGATGTAAGAGTCTTGTTCGTTAAGGTTTGTGTGTCAGTAGTACCAACAACAACACCAGAAGGAATGGCCTTCTGCGCGGCAGTACCGTCAATGTTGCCGCTTCCGTTTGATAGAACAAAACTACTAGCAGCAATACCAGAAAGAGTATTGTTATCGACACTGATGGTCTTGTTGGTCAATGTTTCTGTGCCTGCCAAAGTAGCAAAGCTACCAGCAGTAAACGCAGCGCTAGTCCACGCAGAGCCAGTCCATACAAACAGATTGCTGCTTGTAGTGTTCCAGTACAGAGCGCCTGTGAGCAATGCATTACCGTCATTGTCCACGCTAGGAGCAGAAGCTTTAGCACCAAGGTAACGATCATCAAAACTGTCATAGCTTGCAGCAGCGCTTGTAGCAGAAGCAGAAGCTGCCGACGCTGAGTTACCAGCATTGGTTTCAGAAGTTGCGGCGTTAGAGGCTGATGTAGCAGCAGCGGCAGCAGAGGCAGCAGCAGCAGTGGCACTACCTAAGATGGTATCAACATACACCTTAGTAGTGGCATCGGCATCAGCAGTGGGAGTACCAAGACCAGTAATCTTGTTGGTGCTCATAGCGATAGCACCAGTCATAGTGCCACCAGCTTTAGGCAAGTTCAAAGCATCAGCAGTGTCTACATAGGTCTTTGTTGCAGCGTCTTGGTTTGCCGTAGGATTACCAAGACCTGTGATCTTGCTAGTACCCATAGCGATAGCACCAGTCATAGTGCCACCAGCTAATGGAAGCTTAGTGGCAATAGAGTTGGTAAGTGTTGTGGACAGGTTAGGGTCACTACCTAACGCTGTAGCAATTTCGTTGAGTGTGTCCAATGTAGATGGAGCAGAGGCAACCAAGTTACTAATCGATGTGTCTACATAACCCTTAGTGGCTGCATCAGCAGCATTGGTTGGTGTTGTGAGGTTGGTGATGGTGGCTGCTGAAGAAGCATCCATGTTCAAGCCACCGTTGATGACAACATCGTTGAACGTGGAAGAACCGCTGGAGGCTGTGACGTTACCAGTCAAGTTGCCTGTGACGTTGCCAACAACAGCACCAGTGTGTGTACCAGCAGTGTTGCCTGTGACGTTGCCTGTCAAGCCACCAACGAAGCCTGTGTTGGCTGTAATGGTAGTGCCTGTGATGGCCTGTGCTGAAGCACCACCAATGACAGCACCGTCAATCGTACCAGCGTTGATGTCAGCAGAAGCAATGGTGGCTGCGGTATTAACCGTCAGGTTGGTCACGGTAGCAGCAGCAGGTGTTGTTGCTCCAACAACAGTGTTGTCAATAGTGCCTGCATTGATGTCAGCAGTATCAGCAATCAAGCTATCAATGTTTGCTGTGCCATCAATGTACAGGTCTTTAAATTCTAAGGAGCCAGTACCAAGGTCAATGTCGTTATCTGTAACTGGAACAACTGCACCGTCTTGGAAGCGAACTTGCTCAACAGCAGCAGCACCCACCTCAACGAATACACCGTGACGGTTATTAGCTGTATCAGTGGCAATCTTATTAAGAAGATCGGCATCACCAATGACAGGAACAGGATGGCCTTCAGCGGCTGTGCCGTCATGCTTGTGACCAATGGTCGCAGAGAAAGCATCACGCAAAGCGTTGTATTCATTATTGATTGGTGCTGCACGTACAACAGCGGTTGGTACGATGTCAGCAGAAGATTGTCTTACATAACCTGTCATAATATTCCTTATCGTCTATCGTTCACGGAGTAGTTCATCACCATTCCCTGAACCGTGTGACTAGCATTTGTGTCATTCGTCACATATTTAAAAGCTATAGAGAAACCAGAGCCTTCAATATTTATCTTCTCTACTGGTGAAGGGTTACCATCAAACACAGCAGCAGCGTCATACACAGCTTCGTTGTAATAGGCAGCAGCACCACTTGTTGTCATTGTGTAGTTGGCAGGGTTGAAAACGCTTTGGCTTTCTTCAAAGTCGTATGCCACACCCAATGAGATTGTTGCAACACCTTCACTTCTCAGAAACGTTGTCAAGTTGTAAAAGTTCTTACGAATGGTGGGGTCTTCAAAGTAGTAATACGGAGTTTGGTAAACAGACAATATTGGCTGTCCATCAAAGGACGATCCTGTTTCTTGCTTATATACCTTACCAGCAGCATCGCCATGAATAACAATCTCGTCCACACCTACGTAACCACTTGACGCGCACGTTGCTGGAAAATCAAACAACTGACTAAACTCAAAACTGAAACCACCATCACGCTGTCTCAGACCACCAAGCAAACCAAATGTACCACTGGTAGGAATGAACAGTCTAAACTGAGACTTCTTTCTAATAACTACTGAAGTCAATAAGTCAGGATCAAGGTCTTCAGCAATAAGTTCTTGCAAGATGGCATTAATTGTAAACTGAATCTGCTTAGAGATTGTTTCCAATTCAACGTCACCAATCTTACTTGTACCCGCCACTGGTCTAAAACCATCTGGTCCTAAGAACAACAGATTACCACCAAGTTCTACCACACTATCAGAAGCAATACATCCCAAGTTGGTAGTGACTTCACTAACTACAAAGTCAGCAAGGTTTGTACCGGTCAATGCTTTAATAGCGTTCTTACCGAAGATGTAGAGTGTGTCACGAAACTGTTTAATCTGTACAATCTCAAAGCCTACGTTAATAACACCTGCGCCATTGGCTGGACTGAAATTTGTCTCATCAAGTGGTGCGGAGAAATACAGATTGAATGGTTCAGAAGCCTGACCAGCCAAGAACATGTGGTTCTTAAAAGCAGCAGCATACTTAGGAGCGGTAGGGGCATTGGTATCTGTTATCTGTGTGTAGGTTGTGCCGTTATATGTTGCAGCAGGATTGATACCGTCTGTTAAGAATAGCTTACTGGCAATCCAGTTATACCGAAACATCCTTACCTTCTTTACACCAGTCATTGTCACTGTGCCGGGAGTTGTAATAGCTACCCACGCTGAAGTGCCATTGTTCCACCTATAGAAGTAGTTTGTACCCGACGAAGGCTTACGACATGCAAAGATGGCATTGTTAATGCCTTCAGCAACGGCAACACCCAACACACTGCCTGTGCCAGTCACAGTGCCATAGTTGTTAGCGTATCCACTCACACGGCGATAACCACCCAATGTAGATGGTTCGTAGTTGATAAGCTGTGTAGCCGATCCCGGTTCTTGTTCACCCTGTGACAGTACATCACGGTTGGTGTTCATGCCACCAATCGATGTAACTTTGTAGCCTAATATGCGGTCTGCCATTATGCAACTCGTTGTGATGTACGCGACTGAACAATCATTGTCGAACGCATAGCCAATGGCTCATCCATCAGCAATCGACGCATTGTCTTAATACCTTGTTCAAATCGTTCACGATGTAAATTAGCGCTTTGCTCATTAGAGCGATAGATCATCATGTATGTCATAGCGCAATCAATGACAACACTATCAAAGCGAGTGGGAACAATACATGTATCAGTGGGTTCTGCCATGTCAGCAGGAAACGACCAATATTTATATTCAATAACATAAGCTTGGTCAGCAGGTGGTGTGATACTAAACTTGCTCTCTTGTGTCTGAACGACAGCTTGTGTAGGACCATAACCACCAGCACCAGCAGCCTCATCGATAGGCCGAAGAGTGTCCAAGTATTCTGGATAAGCCAATACAGGCAAACGCCGTGGTTCGTTATTGGCTGCTGTTAGTTGTTTGAGATAGAACGATTCCCAATCAACACTTGATGTGTCTGATGGAAAGTTGTAAGTGGCTGTGCCATTGGTGGCAAGTGTTTGAGAATATGTAGTGAGTGCGAAAGGCCATTCTTGTGCAGAATGCATTAACTCTCTAACAGATGAATTGATAGCCTGTTTAGCCAATGCTTGCACGTTACGCGCACCGCTGAATTCGGTGATGTCCATAACGACCTCACCCATTCGTCGCAGCAATTCATTTGTTAAGGAGATGTATGTGGACATATTTTATAAGCAAGAAAGGGGTGAGCCTTTGACGACCCACCCCATGAGTTACAGGCGATTAAGCCAGTTGGTCACGATCAACAGTGGCAGCAGCAAGAGTGCCAGCACCACAATCAACCACCAAAGCCCACACACGACCAGTGATGACACCGGGCGAACCAGAGATGGTGGTGACAACGTCAATGGTGTCAGCAGCAGCAATGAAGCCGGGAGTAACACCACCCTTGTTGCTATTAGCAGCGGTGTTGTCAAAGTTGAGGTCATTGGCAAACACGGTGGTGCCGTCAGTGACGTCCAAGGTGTACGTGGTCACATCAGCAACTACAACATAGTTCTGAAAACCAGCAGCCAACACGGTTACACCGGCAGGCACGGAGATGCCGACAGTGGTGCCAGAAGCGGCAGCAAGCGACACATCTTTCTCAAGCAATACGGCTTGAGGACGAATGGATTGAACGATAGACATAAGAGTTTCCTTTAAGATTTATTTAAATATTCAATAGCTTTTTGAAGCAAAGCTGTATCGTCATTTAACAGGCCGATACCGTGATTACATTTAGAACAAAGAAGACCGCGAATCTTGCCTGTAGTATGACAGTGATCAATAAACAATTTACCGCTTGCAATTCTAGAGTTATTTACTTCTTCAGATTCACAAACAGCACACTTGTTATTTTGATCAGCTAACATATTGT